CCGAAGTGGACAAGGTGCGTCTGCGGGCCCTGGCCCAGACCCGTCTGGTGGCTGAACATGCGACATCCGCTTTCGATCGGGCCAACCTGATCCTGATCGGCGCCGAGGAACATTTGAAGCCCGTCGACCTGCGAGCGGGTGTTCGTGCGCCCCTGGTTCGCCGCGCGGAAATCCAGCAACTGCTGGCCCGCGCCCAAGGCCGGGCGCCAGGTATCGTCGGCATTTCCCTGGCAGCTGCCGATGGCGAGGTATTTACCAGTTCCCTGGATGCGGAGCCCAACTACAGCATTGCCGACCGACGGTATTTCCTGGAATTGAAGGCCGAGCGGCGGACAACCCCGGTGATTTCCGAACCCATGAAGGGGCGTTTGCGGGGCCATTGGGGTATTTTCCTTGCCCGTCGTCTGGAATTCCCCGACGGTAGCTTCGCCGGCGTGTTGGTGGCGAACCTGGGCTTGAGCGAGAGTTTCGAGTCTTTCTACAAGACGGTGGGTGTCGAGCCCAATATGTTCATCACCCTGCGGGATGCGGAAAACAAGCTGCTGGTGCGCTACCCCGTGGAGGAGAACTGGTTCAATACCGTGGTGGGCGAATCCCCCCTGAGCAAGGCCATCCGGCGGGGAGAGACAGAGGATGTGGTGGTGTCCCTCTCGCCCATCGACAACATCGAGCGCATCGCCGCCTTCCGTAAGCTGGACACCTATCCCGTCTACGCCGCCGTGGGCCTGAGCAAGAACGCTGCCCTGGCGGCCTGGCACCAGCAGTTTCGGGTGGCCTTACTGATCATCCTGGCGGTGGTGGCGGCTGCCGCTTTTTCCAGCCATGCCATCCGGCGCAAGGAACGGGCCGTGGCTGAACTGGAAGTAGCCCACCGGGAACTGACTCTGGCCCATAAACAGTTGGATGGCTTTCGCCAGCAACTGGAAGCCTCCAATGCCCGCCTGGCTGAATCCCTGGCCCTGTCCGAACGCAATGCTTCCCACGACGAACTGACCGGTCTATGGAACCGGCGTACCCTGAACCAGCGCCTGGAAGAAACCATCGTTCGTGCCCGCCGATTCGGTGTGTCATTCTGCCTGCTGATGTTTGACCTGGACCACTTCAAACGTATCAATGACGATTTCGGTCATCTGGTAGGGGATGGGGTGCTGCAGGAGTTCACCGAGGTCATTCGGAGCCGCATCCGGGAAACCGATTTCCTGGCCCGTTGGGGCGGCGAAGAGTTTGTACTGATCCTGGAGGCTACGAACGTGAGCCAGGCCACAGTATTGGCCGAGGAACTGCGTGCTGCCATTTACCAGCACCAGTTCCGCATCATCGGTGCCTTGACGGTGAGCATCGGCCTTGCTGAATACCGGCCGGAAGATGGCGCCATGGAGCTGCTGCGTCGGGCCGATCAGTCCCTGTATTTCGCCAAGGTGGAAGGGCGCAACCGGGTGCATACCGGTTGTACGGCGCAGGATAAGGTCTGAGTAACGCGGCCAAGGTGACCCGAGGACCGGGACTCCAAGACCGAGGAACCCCGCGAGCCGGGAAGGCCCAGGCAAAAAACGAAAAGCGCGGCGCCGGGAGTAAAGCGGCTTTGATTTCTGGATAAAAAGCGTTTGAATACCGGATGGGCAATATTCTAAGAAATTCGGTGATTGCTGGACATGAAAAACCGCCCCGATTGAGGGCGGTTTTTCTTTTCAGGGGCTGGCCAGGTTAGCCAGGGGATACTTCACCGAGGCGATCAACGGCCACTTTAAAGTAGTGTTCGCTGACTTCGATGCCCACGAACTCCTTCCCCTGGCCAAGGGCTGCCAGTCCGGTGGTGCCCGACCCCATGAAGGGATCAAGGATACGCTGGCCACAAGCAGCCACCAGCGGATCCATCAAGGCCAGGGGCTTACCTACCTGGTGCAGCTTCTCGCCAGGCCTCTGCTGCACCTTGAACAAACCCGCCGAGTAGGTATCCCCGGCCAGCGGCCCCTTACTCCCCCAGGCAAAGAACTCGGTCTGCGCCCTGAAGCCGCCTTTATAGGGACGGGCGCTTCCAGCTTTGTCCCAAACCCCAATGCCGCGCCAAGTGAAGCCAGCGGCCTGGAGGGCATCCGATGTGACCGGTAACTGCCGCCAGTCGCTGAAAACGACCATCAGGCCGCCAGGCTTCATTTTCTCGTAGCAGAGGGCCATCCAGAGCGCAGACCAGTGCAGGTAGCTGCGCTGATCCTTGGAGTCGCCAGCAAAGTCTGGCCACTGGGTGCTGCCGGAGTTCAGATACTTGGCCCCGGTTGAAGCCGCCCGGTTCCCCTTGGATTGCCCGCCGCTTGAATACGGCGGATCGGTCACCACCGCATCAAATAGGCCGTCAAGGCCGGGGATAACAGCAAGGCAATCCCCATTATGGAGATCGGCGCCAGCCAGGCGCACGTGCTTCAGATTGTCAAAGAACGGGTGTTTCTGGTGTTTTTCGGGCTTCATGGAGCGTCCCCTTTCGGACTGACGCTCCAGGGCGCTCGGGTTGGGGGCGCTCGGCCCTCAGTTGATTCAGCGTGCCGCATCGAGGGCACTTGATGCTGAGGCGGGTGTAATCGGCCTCGGCGAGTTTTCTGTTGCAGTTACCGCATCGTATTGTTTCCAAGTCACATGCCTATTGCGTGATAGCCTTCGGCCCGCTGTGTGCACAGCACGGTGCCTTGGCCAAACGCAGGACGCATCTGCCAGAGGTGGCCGTCGCGGGTGTTCCAGCACCAGCAACGGTCGCACCGTCTCTGTTTATTCCTGGTAGTTCCCTCTCCCAAACGCCATCACCGACCAATACATCAGCCAGCGAGTCAGCCGGGGAACCCCCAGCACGCCCATGGCTTCAAGGAAAGTGCGGTCGGCGTAGGCCTTGGTACCGATGGCCTGGTCGTAGAGGTAGTCGTGAATGATGGCGGCCTTGGCATAGCGGCCATGGGGCGGGAACAGTGCCCACAGCAGGCGCGGCACCGTGGCCAGGTCTGTCACCGTGCCCACCGGAACGCAGATGATGGTTTCGCTGGGGTAGCTGCCCACGTGGTACTCAAAAGTGGCCAGCACCTCCCAGCGGTAGTCGTCCAGCATCCGCAAGTCGGCGGGCGTGGTGAAGCTGCTCATGTCAGGCCGCCACCAGGGGATGCCTGGCCATGTCTTCCATATTCCAGCCAAACTCCCAGTTCTTAGCCTTGGCCTGCCAATCACTGACAGACTCACCAGTGGCAGCCGGCATTGCCTCGGGCTTGTAATAGGGGTTATCCAGGAAGTTTTCTCCCCTTGCACGGGCATTGGCGCCGGCTTTCTGAATCTCCATCAGGATCATGCTGTCCGCTCCTGACAGAAGCCCCGGTATTCATCCACCACCGTCTGCACCTGTTCAAACGTGCAGGTCGGGATGAAGGAATACACCAGGCGCACGTACTCGGCCTCAACCTCCCGGGCCTTGGTAGCGGCGGTGGCGTTCTCGGCCAGCACATATTCGGCAAAGGCCGGCACGGGGATATTCATGCCCACGGCCATGTGGCCCAGGAAGGCTTCCGCCGTGGAGCCGTCGCGCATGATCACGGTACCGCCGGAGCCATTCTTCACCGCCTCGGCGGCCTTCAGGTTCTCGGCATACACCTCACCCACCCCGGAAGACTTGGGGAAGGTATCCAGGGACGCCTGGCGCTGTTGCTTCACTTGGTCGCTAGCCACCTGGCGCAGATCGTCCAGGGCCTTGGCCTCGGCATCCCAGGTGCCGTCCGGTAGCTGGGTGCGTACCCAGTAGTAACGGTCGTCAGGGCGGGGCTGGCCCGCTTCCTCGGTAATGCCCAGTTGCGCCCAGCCATCTACAGAAAAGAGCGGGCCGGTGCCGGCGGGGTAGTGCTCACCTTCCACCCCATCAGGCAAGCCGCTAGGGTAGATCGTGCGGGCTTCGTCGTAGGCGATACCGTAGCCCAGGGCAGGCATGGTGAAAGGTTGGCCGTGTCGTTTGAACATGATGGGTTCCTTTAGCGGGCGTTGGCGTAGCGGAAGGGGGCAGCAGCGATGAAGATATCGGCGTAGGTTGCACCGGACGAGTTTGTGTTCGTCGAGTTGTCCCGTGCCTTCCAACCTGATGACAGCAGATCAACAGGCACATTCGATGTTTCAGCCCCTGTTGTGTTGAGCCATAGCCGACTGGTTGAAGGATTAGCTTTATCCCTGGTCGTGTCATGGACCTCACAGTCGCCGGCAATACCTGTTTTTGATTTCGTGATTGCAAGCCCTACTGCCATACCAGCCGCCACGTAAGGACCATCAGCCGAATTGTTGGCCGCATGGCTGGCCAGGCGAATAAAGCCATCAAGTTCAGCTAGGGAAATCCACCGATAGGTACCCGAGGGCAAAGCGGCAGCAACCGTAAATCCGTTGCTCGTCACCCCACTGATGGAGGCATCCGTCGTCTCGGTCGATGACAGGTTGAGATAGAGCAGCTTTCCAGCCGTCAATTCAGGGTGGTAGCAATACCAGTTGCTCCCCGCTTCATTGAAGAGGATGACGGCCTTTCGCGTTTGTCCGAGGCCATCTACTACCGTGTCAGCCGTTCCGTTCACATGATTCAATCGACCGGTAGCGATGCCATTAGCAGCCGACACCTTCAAGGCATAAGCGACATAGCTGGCACCCGCCAATACCGGAAAAGCCGTCTTGGCACCTGATGAACTACTGTCAATGCAATTCGCTAAATCATCAGAAAATCTCCAGCGCCACCCCTCCGATCCACGGCTTCTAAATATCTCGATGTAGTTTGACCAGCCCGAACGCAGTGCAGCCAGTGTTGCCTGGATGTTGGCTCCCGAATCGGTTGCTGCCACATAGGCGGTGGATGGATTAGGGATACGTGGTATCGAGAGATTTTTTGCTGATAGCGCTTTAAACCCCGCCTGGGGGTAGCTAAATTGCCGCTGCCCATAGTTGATAGCAGCGGAAGAAACACTTCCCAGTGAGTCTTGGCTTGTGTAAAGGGCTATTGCGTAGCTGATGGATGCAAGCCCCGAAACTTGAGGGCCATAGGCCACTCCATTTCGATAGAACTGGACAGTTCCGGCTGATAAGTCGATTGCAATTCCGCAAACATCGCCATTCACCCATGCAGAAAGGCCAGACTGAACGACAGCACCATTCTGCGCGATGTTGCTTGCTGTCGAATTAAACATCGAACAGATTACGGTATTCGCAGTAGACCAGCCGCCTGAAAGTGACGATGGAATTATCCCGAGGGAGCTATTCGCTGTCCCAGCCGTGACAATAGTTGCCTCTACATACCACTTCCCAGAATTGACCGTAATTGTCGACGGATAAATTGATCCGGAATTTGAAGTGGATGGCCCGGTTGATTGAAGATTTCCAGCACTCAGTACTGAGCCACCAGAGCCCGACATTACGATGGGATTCAGTGAATTCAAGATTGCAACGTTATCCGTCCCATCATTCAGCAGGTCGAACGTCGGCCCAGCGGTCGTGACGTTGATGTTAGTCAGCGTCCAATTGTTTCCGGTGGTGTCGGTATCGGACTGGCTGCGGTCATAGACCACGCCGCCAGAGAAGTCGCCGGCATCAAAAGGCAAGAAGTAACCATTAGCGCCCCATCCTTTGCGGGGGCCACCTCCCACGGCTACGGCGGAGCGGATCGCGGCCTTCGACTTTGGTCGCCATTGACCGGTCAGCGGGTGGAACTGACCGAAGGCGGTTGGAGGAAGCGCTTGCCCATCGACCCAGCAAAAGTTAGCCAGCTCGCCGTCGAAATAATTTGCTCCGCTGCCGGATTGCGCAATGTAGTGCGCTCCGGCAGCCGCGTAAGCAAACGAGTAGTTCAATGCAGGATAAGCTGAGGCGGAAAAGGCTGTAACTTGAATTCCGTCTACATACGCCTTAAGCCTATTGGCGGCAGTTGCTTGCGTACTATCGGCAGCCAATACAAGGTGATACAACCCCTCTGGGTCGCGGAACACTCTGGACGTTTGGAGCAATGCACTAGTTGCCGAAGAATTCTGTTCGTAAATGAAATAGAAAGTGTCGTCGGCATTAAATCGCACGTCCTTTTGATTTGGCGATCCGGCGTTGAGGCCAAACAATTCCATTAGCGCCGAAAGCGCGCCGCGCTTGACCAAAATGCTGTAAGTGAAAGTCGTGCCACTGGTCGGCGTACCGAACATCCGCGACAAGCTGGCAGCAGCGGCGGAGCGAAACCGCAGCATGTGAGCGATGGCCCCCAGCTCGTCGATGGGGTCGCCGCCGCCGGCCATCAGCAGGGGATGAGGGGCGCCGGGGATCATTTCGGGTCGTTCCGCACAGCAAATTCAATCGTGCCATCGGTCAGCACTTGGCCAACGATGGTGTCCCAGTCACCCAGGATTTGGGTCTGAGAGGGGATGGCCGATGGCCCTCCCACATACTTCCAGTTGCTCCCGAAGGACCAGTTATAGAGGGTTGCGCCGTTCTGCTGCACGCGAATGATGAAGGAACCACCCTTGCCCGCACCGGGGCCGGTGTAGCCGTTACCGAAGGTGATGTTGCCCGTAACCTGGCCAGTGAAGAGGTTGGAGGCAGTGAAGTCCGGGGCCAGGGTGCCAGTGGTCGCCGGCAGCGCAGCCCAGGTACCGGACTGGCCTTTGGTGAAAATATTGGCCAGAGCAAGACCTGCTTTTCCAGCCATCAGATTTGTCATTGTGGCCGCGTAGTTCGCATCGTCGCCCAGGGCGTCAGCCAATTCCTTGAGCGTGTCCAGGGCCGCAGGACTGCCACCTATCAGTGCCGCGATGGCGGCCTGCACGAACGCCGTGCTGGCCGCCTGCTGGGTGTTGGTTCCGGCAGCAGCCGTCGGCACCAAGGGCGTCCCGGTAAAGGTCGGGCTGGCCAACTGGGCAAACTTGGCCATCAGCGCTTGCTTCAACTGAGTGTTGTCGGCCTTGTTCAGTGACCCCGCGCCAAGTGCCCACAAAACGACGTTGGCCAACTCGAACTGGAATGCGTTCATGATCTCCGGCGTAATTTCCGTCGGTGGGCGCATGGTGGCCGTGTCTTCAGCCACGAACGTGTTGCTGACGTGTCCTGCTCCGTCAATTAGGTGCATAGCTGCCTCCTACTCCTGAAATATCCTCAAACCACAGAAAAACGTGGGATTGCTTGAAAGCCTCCAGGGCCTCCCATAGCGCCGCTGGATCGGCTACCGAACGGTAGTAGCGCACCCGCAGAACGTAGCGCCCACGGCTACCCCACAAACGGTCACCAATGCGGCTTCCATGGCCATTACCCACACGGGCAGGCCCCACCAGGTGTTCCACCAGCACTAGCGGTATAGGGAAGTCCAGGCCTGGCGCAGCATGGCTCCACAGTCGATCCCCCACCTTGCTGCCAATGGCGAAGGGGCGGCGCGGCATCGTTTCAACTACGCCCCCCAGCGCCTCTTCCGCCACACGCTGGTACTCACTGATGTGCCAACTGCTGGTCTTTGGGCGGTGGGATTCGATAGCGTTATCCAGCACGTCCAGAGCATTCGCCCCAATGCGGGCCAACTCTTCGGCGGTGCCCAGCAGCATGTTGTCGCCCAGGCCGCCTTCCGGCCATTCCCAGGCCGCGCCGGGTGGCAGCAGAGCCTTGAGGGCGTCGGCGAACTCGCGGGGGGAATAGGCTCTAAGCTTCATGGGCCCTCAGCTTCATGTCCAGACAATCGGGTTCAACACCAGCACCTCGCCCGCTGCCACCGCCGTATCGGTGGTCGGCTCAAGCCTGGTGTATTGGCTGGTAACGGTAGCAATGGCGCCGTCGATCTCTGCCATGGCCAGCAGCGAAGTCTCGCTGCCCTCGGCTAGCACGGCAGCGCCCACGGCGCCAGCGATGGCAGTGCGGTTCCCGGCGGTATCGTAACCAGGCAACAGGGCGATGGAGACGGTTACCGCCCGCTTTATCGGGGCGATGACCCGCCAGTCGGCAGTTGCTGGGGCGATATTCAGCAGATAGGCCGCAACGGTATCCAGCACAGCTTGGGTCGGCAGGCGGTCGGCCAGGCCGTTGCAGATCGGGCGGACCACTACCGTCCCCATGCCCAGGACGTGCCGCTGGATCAATGCCCCGGTGACCGAAGGGTGGGCGCTCTTGGCCCAGAAACGGTAGTCGTCGTCCTTACCAGATCGTGCCCCACGGGTTACCACCGTGCGCCATTCATCGGCCACCCGGACGCGCCAGTCATCGACATTCTCATCCTCTGCACCGCCGGAGAGTCCAGACGCGGCGACGGTCAGGGTGCTGGCGCAGCCGGGAACAGGATCAATCAGGGTTAGGGTCTGCCCCGCATTCAGGTTTCCGGCGCTGCCGCTGGTGTTGCAGCGGATCGAAACGGGGGATGAACCGGCCCCGAGTTCAACGGCGGCCTGCACCGTGTAGTCCAGGCCGTTGGGGCCGCGCAGTTGAGTACCCGCAAGAAGCTGGGTGCCAACGGTGCCGGTGGCCAGGCTATTGCCGATAGAGGCAGTGGCATTCAGCCGATCAACGCCGTAGAGGGCAGCCCAGTCGTAGAGCCGTTCCAGTTCGCAGGTCAGGGGGGAGCATTGCTGGTCAATCCAATCCAGGTGCCCGTGCTGGCCATGACAGGAACGGCCCCAGGCAGTAGAGAGTGCTTTCCGCAGAACAGCAGGCATCGCAGCCAGGTCGGCATCGATGCGGGAGATCAGGTCGGGGTAGCTTGGTCTGACGTAAGCAGTCACAAAGGGGCTCGCACAATGAACTTTCGTCCATTGTGGAAGCCCGTGACTTCAAGGAAAACGCTGGAAATGTTTCCTGCCGGCTCTGGCAGCGTCACTTCCTGGATTGCTATATCGGTCAGCGCCGGGGCTCGCACCGTCAAGGAAGTACGCATCATGGCCAGGGCCTCGCGCCTGGCATCGCTGTTCAGCGGCTGGCGGCGCACGTACCACAGGCCGCTACCGGCGGGAGGATCGGCATACCAGCCGCGCCGGTCGAAGCTGTCATCGACCCGGCCGGCCGGGGCTTCGGCATCGGTATAGAGCGCCCCATAGACCAGCGTGGCCACCGCTGCCTCGTCATCGGCGAGAAGCGGGTCATCAAACTCCAGGTCGAACCGGCCCCAATCCGTCTGCACCAGTTTCAGCATGTCAATTCACTCCTGAGGTCGGCGATCCGGGCGGGGTGCTGGTATGGGTGTGGCCATCGCCCACGTCCTTTCCATTCACGGTAAAGCTGCCAGTGACATCGGCCCCACCTTGCATTTGTGCCTCACCGCCATCTATACCGTAGTAGCCGCCGTTGGAATTCGTCTTTCCCAACACCAGCAGATTGCCGCCGATCTTTGCATCCTGCGTCGTCTCGAACAGCGGGGTATCGGCGATCACCTTAGTGGCGGCCTTGGCCTCAATGATGCCGCCGCGCTTGATATGCACCCAGTTCTCTTCATCGTCATGAATGGCCACCTCACCCTCCACCAGGTCCATCTGGTAGCGCTTGTCGCCGATCACGATGGCCACGCCGTAGGAGCGGTCGCCTGAGGGGAACAGCAGATAGGTCTGACAGCCAGCCTTGGGCCGATAGGAATAGCCGTAGGGTTCCACCCGGTTGATGTTGTTCAGTGGCTCTTCCGAGAGGGCGCGCACCTGCACCTTGTCAGCGCCGACCATCAGGCCCACGCCCTGGGCGAACAGTAGTTGAAGACGTGTCCATATCTGGCTGCCGATCATTTCCCAGACCCCCTCGTTCCCTTCACCCCGGCCCCGCGCTTGGCCTTCTTCTTTTCCTCGCCCAGGAAGGCGCTCCGGTGCATTACCTGCAATACCGTCACCTTCCCGCCCTTGTCATCCAGGCGGAAACTCCGCTCGCCGATCAGGAACACGTCGTCGATGTCTTCTTGGGGAATGCTGACCCGTATCTGGGTATTAATCGCCCAGGGCTGAAACTCTCCATTGGCGTCCAGGTAACGCCATCCCTGCACCTCCAGTTCGATGCGATGGGCGCGCGCCAGTCTCCGATTGCGCTCCAGGGTTGCCCGCCGGTCGCAGCCGCCCAGGCCATGCCCGCTCCGGTCGGCCACGATATGCATGGGCCGGAAAAAGCTGATCCCGTCATCCTTTACCGCGCCCTTCAAGGCCGCATCGCTGGAGTAGTCGTAGCCCTTGACGACATAGTCGGAGAAACGCAGCTTGTACTCATCAAACACCTCATAGCGCTTGATATGCACCCCATATTCCAGGGCTGCCACCGGCGCGGCGTCGGTCGGCTTGGTCAGCACCAAGCCGCCGGAAGGAAGCGGGTAGAGCAGCAGATTGGCCGCCCGTACCGCATTGATGAGGGCATTGGCCGGTATCTCGCACTGCATGGAGAAATCCGGCACCACAGCCGTCTCTGCTTCCACCTTTACAGGCACTTTGAAGGTGGCGCAAAGACGCTTCACAATCTCGCCCAGAGTGAGGCCAGACAAGGTCTTGGAATACTGGCAATCAACCAGTTCCCGGCCCAGCGAACGGGCCTCCATGAAGATGGCGTGGCTTTCAGCATCGACTGGACGCCGCACGCTGTCGGGGCGGATTGTGTTTATCAGGCTGTCGCCGATCAACACTTCGATCACCGTGTTGGCGGTCAGGCCTAGCGAGTCCCCGGTGCCGGGACGGCTCATGGCCAGGCGTACCGAGGCGCATAGATCATCTACCGATTCCCGAATGTCTACCTTTTGCCAGAAGCCGTAGCGCAGGCTGTCAAAGCGGATTTCGACCACAGCCGAATCTATCAAATCAGCCATACACCTTCCCAATCACGAACAGCGGGTGGCGCACCGCATTACGGGCCAGGAATACCGTCTCATCCACGCCCAGCCGGTAGGCCAACACCACGGCGGGCAGCGGGGCCGTCACGTCGCGGGAGGTAGCAGGCTTCAAGTCCTGGGCTAGTAGCGCCTCAATCACAGCGGCGCGGGCGGCAACCGCTGCCTGGAACACAGGGTCTGGCAGGCTGGGCAGCAGAGTATCAATCGCGGTCACCACGCTGGCCAGCGCCGCGTCCCGGTCGGCCTCGGCCTGGTAGTCGGCCATTGCCACCTGGGCGGCAGCGGTCACCAGCAGGCGCGAACGCAGGGCCTCTTCCTGTAGCAGGTTGCGCCGTACCGCTCCATCCGTGGCGGCAACACCGGACAGCGCCACGGTACTCGTCGCCGTGGCCACGCTGGCAATACGGGACACCACGCGGGTCTGTTCTGCATCCGCCAGGGCGGCCATGGCAGACCCACCGCCCAGAGCATCCGAGAGGCTGCGTAGGGCGTTGGCGTAGGCCGACGGCAAGCCCATCAGTGTGGCCAGGTCGCCCTTGACTCCGGCGATCAGCCCCATGATCTGGTTAGCCCAAGTCAGGGGCAAGGTGGCCAGGGAAATCACCTGGCGCAGTCCCTCCAGCTTCTGATTCACGGCGGCCAGAAAGGCCGTCATTCCGTCGGCGCTCATCGGCTCCAGCTCGAAGTCATCCACCACGGCGTCCGCCATCTTGCGGGTACGGTCGATGGCCACATCCACCCGGTCCGGCTCGGCGGTGAAAGGCTGCTCTCCGCCCGGCACAAAGTCGATGCTGACCGTACAAGAGCCGCCCTTGTCATTGCTCTCATGCACCGACCAGTCATGCGCCCGCACCCACAAATAGCCCAGCCAGGGGTGAGTCAGCCAGTCGGCGCCCGGCTCGGCCAGCTTGGCCAGAAAGCCGTTGCGCTCCAGGTCGTAGTCCTTGCCGATGAAATAGGCGTTCAGCTTCCAGTTCCACGCCTTTCCGCCCAGGTCTTCCACCAGCGGTTCTTCTGCGCCGGGGTACTCATGCACCACCAGGCGACGGCCACCCTTGGCATCGTGGTTTTCAGTCAGGAAGTCGAAGCCCCGGAAAGAGGCCGTGGCCATCCGGTCCCGCCAGGTTTGTTCCGTGTCGGCCATATCAGGGCGCTCCGTTCCAGACGTTACCGGTGTTCATCTGCACGTTGCCGCCGCTGGCCTGCAAAGACTGGCCTTGCAGCACCAGGCCGGGCGCCAGGCCCACGGTCATCTTGGCATTCACGTCCAGGGGCTTCTGCTCGGCCGGCTTCAACAGGTCTTTGAGTCCTTCCCAGGCCAGGCCCAGGCCACCACCGACGGCAGCACCGATGCCGGTGCCCAATACCGGGACGACACTGCCGACCGTTGCTCCAAGGGCGGCACCGCTCAAAGCACTGGAGCCATAGCGGGTAATGGCAGAGTCTTCGCCAAAGCCCTTCTCCAAAGCGTATTCACCCGCAATAGAGGCGATGCCAGCGACCCCGCCCACCTTGGCCATCCGCATCGCGCCCTGACCGACCCTACTGGCTGTTGCCCAGGCGGCAGCCTTGCCAATCGCTCCACCACCCGCTTTTCCACCCATGGCCACGCTGGCCAGCCCGGCGGCACCGGCCAGCGCTGCAAGGGCGGTAGCTGCCAGCGTGGTGGTGCCAATCAGCAGCGGATGCTTGCTGGCCAGGTCGGAAAACGCAGCAGCAGCCTTACCGATAGCCGGAGTCAAGCCGTCCATGGCCGATTTCTGGGCCATGGCGGAATCTTCCTTGGCCTGTTCCATCTTGTAGTCTGCCGTGCTGGAAATCACCCCGTAGCCAATGGAAGTCTGCAACTTTTCTTCCGGGGCGGAATATTCCGCACGAACCTTGCCCAGTACGGTTTCCACGTACTGAGCGTTATTCATCAAGCCCAGCATAGCCATCAGCGACTGCTGGTTATGGAACACCTTGCCGATATTCGAGCCCTCCACCTGGGCCGACATCGCTTCCAGGATGGCGCGACGACCTTCTTTATCGTCGGGATCGGTGGCCTTCAGTTTCGTCTGGAGTTCCTGGTAGCGCTTGTCCTTGGCGAACACGTTATTCATCAGTTCGACCGTCGCACTCACCTTGTCGATGCCCCGCGACTGGTAGTCCAAATACACGGCGTCGATGTCTTTCATGCGCTTGTAGCGCTCGTCTTTCTTCCCCGGCGTGCCGTCACCCAACAACTGATCCCCCAGAAACTTCTTGAAATGGGGCGTGTTCAGTTCATTGAGCAAGTCCCGCAGGTTGTTCCCCGCTTCGTCTTTGCTCCCCGCCGTGACTACTGAGCCTTGGTTCCAGGCGGCCAGTTTGGCGAAGCCTTCCTTCCCGGAAAGGCCGAGGCTTCCGGCCATTGCCATCTGCTGCGGCAACCACTTGGCCATGTCCTTCAACTCGAAGCCGCCCGCCTGGCCAGCCGCCAGGGCGGATGACAGCACAGCGGGCAAGTCGTCGGCGGAAATCTTGAAACTCTGCTGGGCGCGGATGGCGATGGTGGCCAGATCGTTCGCGCTGGTGTTTGCTCCCGTGGCAGCCTTCATGATCCCCGGCAGCATCTTGATGGCGTCCGCATTGGAGACCACGCCGGAGGCGATCATCGTTTCCAGAGCATCGGCACCCTGTTCGCGGGTTCCACCACCCTGGCGACGGGCCTTGTTCACCGCATCCTCCAGGGTCTTCATGCCGATTTCTCGCCCTGCTGCATCGCGTTCTACATAAGCGGTGTTGGCCATGTTGGCTAGTCGGCGGTCGTAGCTCATGGTCCGTTCTGCCGGAGCCTTGAAGGTGTAGGCGGCAGCGCCGACGCCGGCAATGCCTGCCGCACCGTACCGCATCACCTTCTGGCCTCGCTCCAGGTTGGCGGCCTCTTCGGCGGCCTTCCGCTGGGCAGCCGTCAGCTTGCCCATTTCGTTGGTCAGTTGGGTCACCTTCTGCCGCACCCGCTCCTGCGCCGCCGCCATCTGATCGGCGGACATTTTGCCGGTGGCGGCCAGGCGGCTATAGGCCGCTTCGGTCTGCTGGATTTCGCGCTGAATGGCCCGCTCTGAGCGGATTCCCAACACCTCGCGGGCCTGGGAGAGCTTTTCGTAGCTGCTGCGCTGCCGGGCTGCGCCTTTCTCAGTGGCCTCGGCGGCTTTCTGGGCAGCCTTCTCGGTCGCGGTGGCGGTCTTGGCTGCTTCCTGCTGGGCGGTGTGCGAGACGGTCTTGATGCCCGCCGTCGCGCCGTCCCGCATCTTCAATCGAACTTCAACATCAACGGAGGACTGCGACGACATAAAAAAAGCTCCAGAACCGGGGGGTATCTGGAGCTTATCGGGGGCGCATCTGACGCGGCAGGAGGGAAATGTTTCCCACCAGGGGTATCTGGCTTAATCGAACTTCCTGCCGCTCATGGTGGCGGCCAAGTTAGCGTAGGTGAATAGCTTTGTCAGGGGCCACGCCAGAATGATCGGCTCGGGCTGGTTCAGTACCGACATCGCCAGTCCGACCGCGATCAGGATGCGAACTACTTTTTTTCGGCTGCTTCCTCGCCTTCTTCCTCGCCTTCTTCATCCGCCTTGATCAGGTCATCGGCGATCTTCTCGGCGGCCCGGTAATCGGGGCCGCGCAGCTTTTCGATCACGCTCTCATCGGTTCCGGTCAAGCTGGCGATCAGCGCGATCCGCTGGGCCACTCCGCCGCGCTTGTCGAATGCCAGGTAGTCACCGGCGGTGGTGTAGTCGCGGAAGTTCAGAACGCTAATTGTCGTCTTTCCGAAGGTTAGCGGGTGCTTGAGGGTTTGCTTGGCCATGATGTCCCCTTAGGAAATACGCTCGGAAGTATTGGACATGATGGTCAGCTTGCTTTCGCCATCGCCCACCGGAAGCGGTTCGACGACAAAGGCCTGGCTCATCAGATACACAGAGCCATCTGCCAGGCGTACCGTCACGTCCTCGCTGTCGATGGCGTTGATGGCCGTGATGTCCACGCCGACCTGGAGGTTGAGGTTGAGTTCGAGTTTGGCGGGAACGCTCGTTTCGGTATGGCCGCCGTCTTCCGCCAGGCGACCAGCCTTGTGTTCCCGCTTGAAGCCGCTGGGCGTGAAGGTGCCCCCCTTATCGGCCAGCGGGAGCTTGCCGATAGAGGGTACCGACACGGTACGGATGTTGTTGAGTTTTGCCACGTTGATCTCCTGTAAAAGTTACTGCTGCATCACCGTTGTCGCCACATCCAGGCCCATGCCGGTGGCGGCCCAATAACCACCCTGGCCAGCCACGCAGACGACCGTTACCAGGTGCCAGTCTTCCAAGCACTGGAGAGCTTCTGCCGCATCGAGTAGCTGCTCTCCCGGCAGCGGACCATGAACCACCAGTTGCCCCAGCGTTTCCCGTTGGCGGTCGGTCATGGACCGAGCCAATGCATAGGCCCCGGTGCGGTATTCATCGCTACCCTGCTCGTTATTGAGCAGGGTAGCCAGGGCGCTGTTGAGCGGCGTTCTCACGATCAGTACGCCGCTTAGTAGGCAGGCACGGCCTTGCGGAAGCTGGAGCGGCCCGCAAGGATGTAGAACGGCGAGTTCACCACCGGGTCATCCCGGAAGTTGAAGCGGCTGGGGTTGTCCGGGTCTTGCTCCACGAACAGCGTGCTCTTGTAGTAGCTGTACGCCTGCACCCAGCCGTATTCCGACATCAGCACATTCTTGTAGAGCGAGAGCAGGAAGGCCTTGACGGCGTCTTCGGTGGTGATGGGCAGGCCAGGGCGGTAGCCCTCATCCGTCTTGGCCGCCACGGTGCCCCGGAACTTCTGGATGGCTCCGATGCGTTGCTCATAGCGGATGCGCTCCATCACCTCGGCCACGTTGATGTCCAGGTAGGCGTCATCGGCGCTGCCGTCGGAGCGGAACTGGTACATCGAGATCAGGCGCTTGATGTAGCAGGAGCCATCCTTGCCCACCTCCATCACCGACATGCCCTTGAACAGCAGACTGTTGGCGAGGGTGAAATCGTTGTAGCCCACATCTGCCACCAAACCAGGCAGCGGCGTTCCTTCCAGGGAAATCACCGGATTGTTGTAGAGGCGCGGCGCAGCAGCAGCGGTCAGGGCCGCAGCAGCTTCCCAAGGGGTGGGCGGGCTGATGCCAAGCCACACATCGCTGATGTGTTCGTAGTTCTTTGTCTCGCCGAAGGCCGCAGCCGCCGCATAGTCGCCACGGAAAGCGGTAAAGGCGCGGAACCCGGCCTGAACAGGCACGGCATAGCGACGTTGGCTTTCGGTATGCCAGGCGGCCAGGGTGGCGGCATCGTTGATGCCCAGCGCCAGGTAGCGAAACCAGCGCTGGCCGATCTGGGAAGCCAGGTCGCCGGCTGCCGGGTTTCCCGTGCCGCCGGCCATGGCTGCAATGGTCAGCACCAGGCCGGTGGGCGTGTCTTCGCCGTACAGGTTCAGTCGCACGTCGATGGAATTGCCGCAACTGCCCTTGTGGCGGCTGGTCAGGGTCACCACGTTGCCCGCAGCAGTAGCCGTCACCGGAATGTCGAGGCCGGCATCGGTAATCGCCTGGGCAATGGCCGTGGCGATCTGCGCCGTGGTCTGGCCGACGGAAATTCCCACGCTGACAGGGCGCTGAGCGATGTAGAGCGCCAGGGTACCGCTGTCGGTGGCAGGGTTGGCCACCGTGAGGGTGCCCGTCGCGGCCACTCCCGCCGGGTTGTCGGCGTAGGGGAGGATGTACAGGTCGAAGATCTTGTCGATCTTGCGGTAGCGGGCAGCCATCTGCGCCAGCATGGAGCCTTCTCCGGCCTTGGCCTTGGCATCCTCCACACCGGACAGGCGCACCACCTCGCCGACCGGGGCCGTGCCCGTGGGCAGCTTCTGCCCGACCAGCAGCACAGTGGGAAGGTCGCCGCCCAGCCCGGCCTGGCTGCCGTCGATTTCGATATAGCCGCCGGGATAACGCAGCGCCTGGGGAACTTCACTGAAGGTAATGGTCACAGCCGTATCTCCTTTATGGTCCTGTGTGGTTGATCCCGTCGAATGCAGGCGGATCGGGTAGGTAGTTGGTAACAATGGCCTCGAAGGTGTAGCGGTCAGCCCAGTACAGGTCACCATCGGTGTATTCCAGTACCCGGCCACCGCCGAATTTGAGCGGACATACATCCGGCTCAATCTCCCAGCCCAGAAGCAGGGCCTTCACGGCCCGGCGGTACTTGAGCAGCACGTCGTCGGTTTCGCCTTGGGCATGGGTACGGACGTTCTCGATGGCAATCACTACATCGAACGCCAGCGACACATCCTCGGCCCGCTCACCGGCGTGTTGCACCTTGTCCGCCGCCCGTACGATCCAGCAGGCGGGTAAGGGCAAGGCTTCTGGGCGACAGCGGGCATACTCGGCGGCACCGGCCACCTGGCGAAACCACACCCCATCAAAACCGATAGGCTTGCGTTCCAGGTGTTCGATGACGGGCTTGAGGGAAATCACAGGCCCACCTCATCGTCCGGGTCGGCAGCGCCATAACGCCTTGGCCGGCTGGTGATGATGGTCAAGTCGTTGGACGGGACCGGATCGGAAGGTTGCGAGGGCACCAGGTCAAGGTCACCCCGACTGTGGGCCTTCAAGGTATCGATCACGCCGTCGTAGGCTTTGCGAATGTCTTCCGTCATGCGCTCAGCCCCTTGCAGGTAGTAGAGCGCGACGGTGGAAGCCAGGCGGGCCAGCAGCGTGGTCTGTACCGTGGCAGGAATGCCGTGGGACAGCAGCAGCGCGTCGGCGTCGGCCAGGGCCTGGTCAATGGCCTCCAGGGCCAGCGTAATGGCTTCCTGTACCGACTGGTCGAATCCGCTGAGGTCGCCCCCCGCTACGGCGACCCGCAGGGCATCATCCGGCACCATATCCACGTCGGCGGGAACCGCCAGTTGGGCCAGGCGCCGGGCGTTGCTACGCGCCAGCAGGTCAGAGCGGGAGGCGAAGGCCATTATTTATCCCCGTCTTCCAGGGCAGCATCACGCTCGGCAGCAGACACCGGCCAGCCGGTAATGGCGGCGATGGCTTCGGTCTTGGCCTTGCCGCCAGCCGTCCAGAGGGCGGCGTCTTCCTTGTCCAACTGGGCGATGGCGGCGCGGATGGCTTCCAGGCGAACGGCGGGATCATCGGGGGGCGCCTTGCCGCCCAGTGCCTCGTCCGGTTTTTCAGCGACCACGCCAGTATTCAGTGCAGCCGCCGGGGTGCCGGAACCATTGGCAGCGGTAGAGGTGTTCCCGGCGCTATCACCTGCCTCGGTTTCCTCGTAATCCGCCGGCTTGGTATCCGACACCTCCAGCATCTGCTCTGCTTCCAGGCGGGAAGCGGTGGCGGTATCTACCACCACTTTCTTCCAGGCCTGGCTAAATCCGATTCCGCAACGGAAGAAGCGTGCTACTCCTTGCTTCGGCTGCACCCGCACATACAGTTCTTTCATGTCGATCTCCTACCGAGGCCGCCGCACCCGGCGGGCAATCCCGCCGGGCGTAGCTACTGCGCTCGGGTGGTTATGGGTTGGTTACATCCAGGGCGTAACGATCAACTGCACCTTGTTGTAGTTGGTGTTGCTGGCACCGGCGGCGTTTTGCTGGGCCTTGAGCAGCGCCTCGGCAACGGCCATGTTGTCCGGGCCGGTAACCAGGGTGTCCGGCACGATGCCCAGCTTGCGGCCACCGTCGCCGTTGAACTTCATCATCGCGGCGTAGGCGGCGTTGAAGTTGTCGGCGGTGAGGGCAGCCTTGGAGCCGAAGGCGCACTGCCAGAAGCCGTAGGCGGCTTCGCCACGCCAGCGGCCACCGAAGCTATACACGTCCAGGTCAAAGACGTTGCCGTTCTGTACCGAGGTGATGCTGTCGAACTCGGCGGCCATGCGTTCCTGGAGGTAGATCGGGGCAGCGGCACGCTTGGTGCAGAGCAGAACCCAAGGCGCACCGGCGCCGGCCTGCATGTTGGAAACCGGGATCACCGCTCCGCTACCGTCTTCGTTGGCTGCGACCGGGTGATCGGTGTCGAAGAAGTACTGGCCGTCGTAGCAGACCGAGGAGAAGCCGGCAGCAATGGCCTGGAAGATCAGGTCGTTCTTGAGGTCGGTCGCAGACTGCCCAGCGGATTCGGCAAGGGTGCCGTATTGGCCGATGTTGTCGTCTTCGATGTCGGTGCGCTGCACGTCCACCGTGGATTCAAACTTGCGATTGACCACCGTGTAGGCGGTTTCCTTGAACTGCTTGTGCAGGCGGGAGCCGACCCATTCGCGGAAGGCCGGGAACTGGCTGAGCCATTCGTAGGTATTGGATTTGCCGTTGCTCTTGACCAGCTTGGCGATCTTCTGCCAATCGTCGGGCGAGAGTTTGAGACCGGCGTTCCAGCGGGCCACCAGGGTGGTCTTCAAGGCGTCGATCTGGGTTTGCGTAAGTGCTGCCATCGTTTTCTCCTGTGTTTGTCCGAAAGGTTGCGGCTAGGGCGTAGTGCTCAGCACTTGCTGCCCTTGGCCTTGGCGAAATCCTCAGGGGTGACGCCCATGCGCTTGCACATGTCCAGTTCTTCCTGGGTGAGGCCGTGGTCGCCGTCCTTGCCGCCCTTGCCGTCGTTCTGCTTTTTCAGGATGGCCAGGGGGTTGGTGGCCTCCAGGTACTCGGTGAGGTCGGCCAGGGTCTGCTTTTCCGCCCAGGCCTTCTGCGCGGGAACCAGGCGACCATCAGACAGAGCGGCTGCCAGCAGATCGGTGTGCTTGGCCTTATCGGCGGCCAGGGCCGCTTCGGCCTTTTCCTTGTCGGCGGCATCCACCTTTGCCTTCAAGGTGTCGCGTTCGGTGGTCAGGGTGACGACCTGGGTTTTCAGCCCGTCACGGTCGGCGGTGAGTGCTGCCACTTGGGATTTCAGGCCGTCACGCTCGGAAGTGAGCGCGGCCACTTGCTTCTCGTCAGCCATATCGGCCTCCTCTTCGGTTGAAAAAACGGAATGCTTCCGGGCCAGATCGGCCAGGGCTTCCAGGCCGTCGATGCCTGGGGTGTTGGTGAGTGCCACGGAGATGATTTCCAGCACCTCGCCAGTGATGAGGTCGAACAGGAACACCGCGCTGATGTAGCGGTACTTCTTTGCGGCGATCAGATCGGGGGTATCGCCGACCCAACTGATGTTGAGGGCGTAGAGGCCCTTGCCCTCGCGCCATTCCAGGGTGCGCGGAATCCATCCGGCAGCCTCGGCCCGCTTTCCGTTGTCACGGGAGCGGAGGCTCTGGTGTTCAAAGTCGATCAGGATGTCGGTCTTCTGGGCAGCAGCGCGGGCAATAACGCGGGCGGCGATGGCGGAGTCCAGTTGCCAGTCCTGGCAATAAACGTCCTCCATGTTGCCGGGGCGGCCATCCACAGAGCGGAACGGGCCAGGGGGGAGCATGTGTGCTTCAACGGGAATACCACCGTCACCGGGCAATAGCTCGAATGCCAGTGCAGCGATTGAAGTTTTGGTGGCGGTCTGGGGCACGGCTTGCTCCTAAAAAGTTCAGGAGCATTTTTCCGTTCTGGGGGTGTTTGATCACCGCTGGAAACATTTCCACCCAGCATGTTTTGGGTGGGCCGCCAAAAACGCGATTTGAGCCGTTTTGATGCTTGGGTGGGGCCGTCCTATACCCAAGGGCCTTAGAGGCGCTTTTAAACGGCTTTCAAATGGGACGATGGGCATCCGTTAGGCATGGGTCGATGCCGAAACGGAAACAACGGACTAAAACAGGTCGAACTGCCTTTCGTCATCCTCCCGGCAGATGTTCAGAATCTGGCGGGAGGAAAGGTTGTTGCGCCTGGCCAGCATGTTGATGCTGGTACTGGTCTTGTCTTTGCGAATCTGCGCATCGCGCACCCGAAGGAAGAGCTTGTCGGCCTTGGGCATCCAGCAGCGGCCCGCTGCATCCAGGTGCGGCTTGAGTGTTTGACGCAGGCGGGCCAGTTCGTCCGGCTCCAAGCCTAGCGCCTGAGTGCGGTAGGCCGGGACACTGACATTAACCCCGCCGTGATCCAACAGCCATTCCCGCGCCCGGCCAAACCCCAATGCCCGTACCACGGCCCGCAGCACAGCCGGCAGCGTCTTGAGCAGTTCCTCATCAACCGACGGAAAGCTGTTCTCGCTCTCCGGTGTAGGCACCGGGGACAGGGTTTGCCGTTGGCGCGGGCGGCCCATGTCAGCTACGTCCCAGCCAGCCTTTGAGGGCTTCGGTGATGGCCTGGCACTCTTCTACGGCCAGGCTGTCCAGGTTGGGCACCTCGCGGCCCACCTGACGGACGCAGAAGGCCAGCAAGGCGGATCGGGTGGCGTGTTCCACCTTACCCGCATCGCCCAGCTTGCCCCATAGCCGCACCAGGTGTGCGATGCGGGTGGGCACTGGCGTGGGCTTACCCTTGCCCTGACCAAAGACCTTTTTCTGACGGGGCCAGCCCCGGCGTTCGTAGTCGTTCAGCACCTCGCCCAGTTGGGGCACGGATAAGGTATTGGCGGACACGCGGCCCTCCACTGCCGTGGCGCCGTGGCGGGCCAGCAGGTCGCGGTGGGTATCGTCGCACCAGCCGGGCAGGTTCTTGATGGCCCAGCCCTTGGCTATGCCTACTAGCTGGCGGCGGTGGGTCAGTAGGTCGCTCACAGCACGCTCTCCAGCGAGAGCGGCTGCTCTGCGCTCTCCATGCCTCGGTTCAGTTGCGCACCCCTCCCGGAACGACTACCTGCGGCATAGTCATCGTGTTCGTGATCACGAAGTTTCCGGCCATCGTTACGGTCCCGTGTTTTCAGCTTTCCCAAGCTCGGGTGGTGCTTGGCCATGTAGGCGTCGATAGCGGTGGCTTGTTGCTCATTGCCGGAAAAGACCGCAATCGTGCCGACTACAGAACGTACCCAGCCTTCACTGAACAGATCGGCCCGGCGTGTCTTGGTGCTGACCTTGCAGCGCTTGAGTTTTGTCTTGATATGACTTTCCCGCGCGCGTTTGGCCTGGCGGAGCAGTACCGTAAAGGCATAGTGGGCAATTTCCGGGGATGGTCCGCAGCCGATGAAGCACCACGTTCCTTTCTCGTCCCAGAAGAATCCCTCGGTGAAAATTACGCGGCAGCCGAAGGCATCGCCGATCCTGACCGCCAGCATCGTTTCCCAGTTGGATGGGTGAGACTTCGCCCCGGCTTTCGCTTGCTGCTCTTCGGCTTCAGCGGCCCGGATGTCCAGATCAGTGATGCCGTATGCCTCCATCAGCTTGCGGGCCTGACGGAGAGCAGCCTCGGCTTCGTGTTCGTTGCTGCTGGCGGACAGGGCCAGGCACTTTTTGATCTTGGCCAGGATTTCCTTGTGGTCGCTCATCGGTATCCCCTTACAGCGCCGCCACGTCGAGGCTGATGGGCTGGTACTGGTCGGTGTTGCCGATCCGCTTATAGAAGCGCACGTAGCTCTTGCTGCCTACTACTTGCAGGCTGTCGTTGATGGCCGTCATGGCTTGTTGCCACTTGTCATCCTTAATGTCCAAGCGGCTCAGGGACAGTACCCGGCCCGTGTTTATCTTGCCCGCCTGGTTGGTCTGGAAAGCGTCCTGCACCAGCACCTGGATTTCTGCCCGGCTCCCTTGACTCCATTCCAGGATGCACTCATCAATCAGGGCCTTGGCGGCCTGGAGACGTTCGTCAAAAACCATGTGTTCGGCAATAGCTACCTGCACCTTGTAGCGGCCATCGTAGCTGTACAGAGTGAGGTTGCCTTTCTTACCGCCGTGCTGGACACCGTACTTCTCCATACTCAGGTCAGTGAAGGCGTAAATGTCGGCAAAGGCGGCGGCCTTGAACTTGGCCATGGCCTGACTCATGTTCTGGGCCTGTATCGCCAAATCCATTACTAGTTCATGGCGGCACTTGTCGATTTCCTTGATCAGTTCCTCGGGGACCAATCGACCTTCGGCGTCTCTCCAATAGCCGGGGGGCACAGTTTGGCTTTGCGGTTGCTGCTGATTCTCTTGTTGCATGATTGCTCCTTTTGTTAAGCCTGGTGGCCGATGCTGTGATGGCTCACATCACCGTCCGGGTGGGTCAGTTCGATTTCGGTACTGGCTGGGCCGCCACAGAACAGAACCCGCATACCGTTGGGCACCTTTCGCCCTAATGCCAAGACTTCCTGGGAAAAGTCGATAGGCTTGCGGCGACGGCCTGTCGGAGCTGGCGGCAGGCGGCATTGAACCCGCAGCCAGTGGGAACGCGCAGTGATTGCATAGATAGATCGGTCTAGGCGCTTGGCAATCACCTTGTCGGAATCGCCCGCTGTGATTCCCGCTATCAGCACGTCGTCTTCTTGTGCCGTCCAGGGAAGCCCGGAACTCACGAGCGTACCCCACCGACATGCCGGGTGATGATGCAGTCATGCATTTGAACTGCATTTCCGCATGGCCCACCGGCAACCTCAATTTGCGTCTTGACCAGGCTGTCCCCCGGCGCGACCTGGCAGGACATGACGCGGAACCCGGCACTGCGAAGAGTCCGATATGAGGCATTGGCATCCGCCAGGCGCTTGATGAAATTCGGTGTGAGTACCTTCATGGCGGCATCCTCAGGCTAGGGATTGCAGGCACAGGGCCTGTTTGGCCACTGCATCCACCAACTTCACATCCAGGGGGCGACCCCGGCGGAATTCCTTGATCCCGGCGATCAGACCCTCTACCAGCATCCGGGCGCTGCCCTTGCAGTAGGCGTAGAGCCGGGAAATGACGTCCTCAGCCACCTCTTCGGCACCGAAAGCGGACTGCACCAGGGCGGCGGCGTCCGCATCGGTGATGCTGCGCACCGTCTCAGGCCAGAAGCCGGTACGGGAGCGAATCTGGTCGAACTGGCCGTGGGCGGGCTTGATCAGGCCGGACAGATGCTCGGTGCCGCACAGGACGATGCCGATGTTGGCCAGGTCGCGGATACGGCGGATGGTGTGCAGTTGATGGGGAGTCAGGGTTTCAGCCTCATCCACGATGATCAGGCTGTCGGTGTTCTTGAGGCTGGCCACCACCTGGTCGAACTTGTCGGCGATGCTGCCTTTCTCCAGGCCGACCACCAGACGGGCCAGCAACTTGGTCAGGCTCTGGGGCGTCATCGTCGGGGTAGCTTCGATGACGTAGGTGTTGGAATGGGTTGCGGCGTAGTGCTTGACGGCGAAGGTCTTGCCTGTGCCGACAAAGGCGGACAGCACCGCGAAGTTGCGGTAACGCCGGGCCATGTCGCAGGCGATGTTGGCCAGGCGGAAGACGCTGGTTTCCACCGGGGCCACGGCATGGCCGCTGGTTTCGTCGGCGTGGCGCATGGCGGATTCGATGGCGGCCAGCATCTTGGTCGGGCTGGTGACATACACGCCCTTGAGTATCTGGTTGAGGCTACTGCTGGAGATACGGGCCAGACGTGCCAGGGCGGCCTGGGTGTATTTACGGTCGGCGATCCACTTCAGCGCGATTTCGATCAGTGCCACGTCGGCGCTGGTGTAGTGGCTGGGCCAGGTAGGGAGCTTTTCAGGGGATTTCATGTTCAGGCGATCCTCCAGAGGGGTAGTCAGAAGTCGAGCAGGTTGATGTCGTCGTCGCCGGGGGCATCCAGCAAGCGAGTGGCGGTTCCTTCCAGTACCGCGCCGTCGGCTATGGCATCGGCGTCGATCAGAATCCCGGCGCGGGCCTTCTGTTCGTCCATCTTCTTTTGCAGGCGCTTCATGGCATCGTCGGCACGGGCGATGCGCTTCTCTTCCAGGCGGTTCGGTGCAATAGCGTCGATGGCGGAAATCAAGGTGGCGTCGCAAATCCAGCGGCCCTCCAGGGTTCGCATAACGGCCACGCGGTCATCCATCAGGTCGTATTCCAGGATCAACTTCTGGCCGTTAAAGGCATGAAGGTCGGGGTGCTTGTATTCCCGCTTGCCATGCTTGACGCTGGCCCGCTGCACCGTGAGCGTGACGGCCTGGCGTTTGAGTTCCACTGCGCTGGCATGGGGCGGGATAGGGACCAGCCTTGACCACAGTTCCATCCGCGTCACGGACTTGTCTTCGGGGTGCGGGCGGTTTGCGTAGCGAAGCAGCCAGGCGTTGAAGGCATCGGCGAACTCGGCCAGGGTGGGCAGGGCGAGTCGCCCGGCCTTCACTTCGCGCACGGTGTGGCTCAGGGCCTCGGCGGCCATGTCGGTGCCGCAGTAGAACTCGGGGCGCCACAGCTTGAGAAAGTCATCCTTGACGATGCGGAAGAAGCGTTCCACCCAGCCCTTGCCGTGTGGGTTGCCGGGGATGGCGTGAATGATCTTCTGTACTCCGGCACGGGCATAGAAACCGGTCATCTCGTCGCTCATCAGCTTGTTCTTGTAGCCGGAGCCGTTGTCGATGTAGAGCATGGGCGGCACGTGGTTCCAGCGGGCAAAGCATTCGGCCCACATGTTCTGTACGGCGTAGGTGCCTTCGTGTTCATCGGCCCGCCAGCCCACCGGGAAGCGGCTGCGCATGTCCAGGGCCACCGTCAGTTCGGGACGCCAGATGTCGCCGGTTACCGGGTGGGCCAAATACACGTCGGCGCGGTAGCCGTCGGCCACATACACGTCGCCGGCCAGGGCGTTCTCGGTAGAGCGGCGGATGTAGGCTTTCTCGGTCAGGCGGTAGAGGTTCTTGCCGATCCGGGCGGGACTGTTGCGGCCAAGCATGGCGGGTACTCCTGTTAGGTAGTTGCGCACCTGGTCGTAGCTGATGGGAAAGCCATCCACCTCGACCAATTGGCGATGCACGGCAGACATATCGGGCTTGCCTGGCGCGTTGAAATATTCCAGGGCAGGCCCCCACCAGCCAGCGGCTTCCACTACCCGGCCTTTGTGATCGGGCAACAGGGCGGAAATGCCGCCCTCGCGGTACTGGGCGCACCACTCGCAGATGGCGGAGCGGGAAGGAGTGGAGCGACCTGCCTTAGCCGCCCCTTCGAGCGCCACGGCGAAGTGGGTAGGCAGTCGCCCAGCCGTCCCACGCTCAAGCAATAGGGCCACGGCGTTGTTCTGCGTCACTCCCTCATCCACCAGTGCCCGGATGTAGGCCACTACGGTTTCCCGCCAGGTGGCGACTTGTCGGGCGCGGTCGGTGGCTTCGCGCCAAGGGTCGCGGCTGCGCAGTGCCAGCACCTTGGCCACAGGAAGTACCGCGACGGCGCCGCCCTGGGCCGTTTCGATGTGCTTGACCATTTGCCCTCGGCGCATGGCTTACTCCCCTGCCTTTTTGGCGGGACCCTTGGGACGACCCGGCCCCCTGGGCTTGGCGGCATCGCGTTTCTCTTCGCGGGCGGCCTTCTCCGCTGCATGGTTGTTTTCGATCATGGCGTAGTCGAGGCGCCACCGTTCCGCCTCCGACGGGGTCAGGATGTGCGTCCCCATCACCCGTTCCGGCATGTCGGGGGCCTTGGCCGTGTCTTTCATGCGCTCCACGATGTCCATGGCGCGGGCGGCGACAACGTGGGCGGCTACCCATACCTGCTCAAGCTGGAGCCGCCACTCGGGCAGGCTGGGGTCTTCGGCATTGACCTCATCGAACAGCTTTTGCAGGCTGTTCAAATTCAGTTCGGCGCCCAGTTGAAGGGCCATGCACTCTTCGCGGATTTCCTCGGTGCGCACCAGGAAATCGGTGGTGCGCTTCTTGGCCTCGGAGAGGCGCTTGACCTGGGAATTCGCCCGCTCCAGTTCGGCCTCGTAGTTTTTCTCACGGCGCTTCAAGGACCGCACTTCTTCCTTGAGTTCAGCCACCGTCATCAGGTCGGCTTTTTCGATCACGTCGTTGCCGGACTCGGCGGCCTGGTCGATGATCTCCTGCGGAAGCGATGCCAGAAGCATTACCTTGACCTTGCCCAGGGACAGTACATCGTCCAGTTGATCCTGGGGGAGATGCGTCACGAACTTGGCGATGCGCATGGCTTCATAGACGCGCTGCTGAGCCAGTCCGTGTTCATTGATCCAGGCGACAAAGCCGCCAGTCTCTGTTTCCGAACGTTCGGAAACGGAGGATTTATTCGTTCCGAAATCACCTAAAGACAGCAGTTCCTGCGCCCGGAGGAAGGCAAGGCCTGCCCGTGCAATCTCAAACATGGCCCGATTGATGGAGTCGGAACCGATTCGCGCCAACTCCCCCAAGTCGTCAGTAGCAATTCCAAACCTGCATGAAACCGCGATCAGGCTCAACGAATCGACCACCACGACCTCGTCGGCCTTGGTCGAATCCTGGACAGCAGCTACATCCACGATCCCCAGGTCGATGCCATCTTGGTTCTGATTGATCACGTCCAAGTCGTCCAGCGAGTAACCACCGTCCAGCGCCTCCGTTACCCATACCGGTTTCTTTCCCTTACCCGTCCAGGTCAATGTTTTTTCTTTGGGATGGCGGTATTTAATTCCTGACATTTCCCTGTCTCCTTATGCTGAGGTTGCGATGGCGTTGAGCTTCTCGGCGATTTCTTTGCCTTGGCCGAAATGGGCGCGACTGATGCCGCGTAGGACGTTCGAGGCATTGCGATATCCGTAACCCTCTTTGGCGCACCATTCCCGAAGGTTGGTTCCGCGCTTGCGCAGTGCATGCAGCACGGCGTTCCTATTGACTGCTGCTTCCATGTGGATATGCTCCTGTTACTGACTGTCAATGGGTCGCATTATGGGAACCGTTCGGTTCCCTGTCAAGGGGTATTTATGGAACAAACGGTTCATTTTGGCGACCGCCTACGGGAGGAGCGACAACGCTTCGGCCTAAACCAAACAGCAATGGGGGAATTGGGAGGGGTCACCAAAAAGACCCAGATGCTCTATGAGTCATCAACGCGTGCCCCCGATGCTGAATACCTGGCTGCCATTGCGGCGGCAGGGGCGGATGTGCTCTACATCCTCACAGGTATGCGTGGTGAAAACACCGCAAGTAGCCCAATGGAATTGGCCTACCTAAGGAACTGTCGGGCACTCCCGAATCAGGAAGCACGGCAGGCAGGCCTAAATGGACTCGTAGCTCTTCGCAATGCTTACGGCGTGCAACTTAATGAGGAATCAGATGTTGGTTAAGTTAAGGAATTTGCCCAAGTGGGCACAGTGGATGCCTGCTGTCATAGTGCTGTTATCAGCTTTATTGATCGGAGCACTTATTGACGCCAAGCAGGCCAAGAGCAATCAAACAGATAGCAACGCCGCCAAACTATCCTCCGTAAGTGCTCCAGCACCTGATGTCATGTCAATGCTTGATGCTGCAAAGAGAGGTGATTACCAGGCCCAAAGAAATCTTGCCTATGGCTTTGCAGCGCATCCATATCCTGGCCAGGAGAAAAACCGAGTACTGGGATGTGCTTGGTATCTGGTGGTATTGAACTCTGACCACCCTCAAGCGAACACCGACGACGAAATCAATGTTCAAACGTATTGCGGTAGCTTGGAGAAGGATTTGTTAGAAACTGCCAAAATCAGAGCCAGCCAGTTTCTAGGTGAAATAAAGGCAGGAGGGAAATAGCGAACCATGTTCCTCCTGACCAAAGACGGCAGAGCGGCTTACTTGGCTTTCGTTCGCAATCTTCCATCTCAGCTTTTGTTGCTGACGCCGGTTGTCTTTTTTCCTCAACTTCCCAAATTCAGTTGGACAAATGGCAGTGATTTAGCCGTTCTGGCAGCCTTCACCGTGATGCTGCTATTTGCGATGGTTTCCAACTTCCTTGAGTTTTTCCTCGCTGCCAACGATGCATCCTCAATCAAGAGTCGAATAGATAAGCTGCAAGATGATGGGCTCACGGGGTTTGCCCTTGCAAAGCAATCGATCAAGACCACCCCGCTAGGCGAGCTGCTAGGATTTTTTGTGGTTACAGCGTTCTTTTATGCTGGCATCGGGATCATCGCCTTCGCTCTGTTTCTAACCCACAAGCCCTAAAGCTGGAAACGTTTCACGCCTAACCCGGCCTCGCGCGCCCGCGTACCCTCCGTTTGTCATAACCCATGAACAAACGGAGTTTGCGCGATGAAACAACCCCGCCTTTTTGGGTGGCTGATTGCCACCGTCCTGCTGCTGGCCGTCATCGGCCTGCTCTATCCACACCAGCTTCCCGTTAGCCTCTACAAGCTCTCTCTGGTCACCATGGCCGGAGTGGTCGGGTATTGGCTTGACCGCTCTCTCTTCCCCTACGCCCGTCCCGATTCATTCATCGTCAAGATCAAGCCCGATGCGGAGGCCTGCGACATCGACCTGGGCAGCAATTGCAAGCTGACTCCGTGGGAAGTGGTCGATGGCGATGGCTTCATGTTCGCTATGGCCATGCTGCGCCGAGCCATCATCGTCGGCTGCGCCATGATGGCCATTGGCCTGGGGGCCTGACATGCACAGCCCCATCCGTCTCATTCGTAACAGCGGCTTTTCACTTTTCCTGGCTATTTGCAGCCTGGTGGTGTTTTTGACCTTCGCCGCTCTCACGTTGCTTGTTACAACCAGTTCCACCGCATATGCGCAGGACATCCCCCGTACTGCGCTCAAACATCGGGCCGACCTTACCCGTGCTGCCTACTCCGCTTGGGGTCTGGATGCCCCCATTGCCGCGCTTGCCGCTCAAATCCATCAGGAAAGCGGCTGGAACCCGGAGGCTGTCTCCCGCGTCGGTGCCACCGGCATGGCGCAATTCATGCCCGCTACGGCGCGGTGGTGGTGCGATGCCAACGGGCTGGCTGCTACCGAGTGCCAGCCGACCAATCCGGTATGGGCTATGCGGGCACTGGTGGGCTATGACCGCTGGCTGTTCGACCGGGTGCGTGGCCCTACCGAGTTCGACCGCTTCTGGGCCGCTCTACGGTCCTACAACGGCGGGCTGGGGAACTGGCAACAGGAAGCCGCTACGGTGCGTCCGGCATTGGATCGGAAGACGGTGGACGGCGCCTGTGGAAAGACGCGGAGACACCCCAGCCTCTGCCCGGAAAACCTGGGCTATCCCCGCCGCATCCTGAATGTATTGCAGGCCCGCTACTTGGCCTGGGGCCGAGGGGTAGCGGCATGAGTTTCCCCGTCATTTCGCCTCGGGTAAAGCTGCTGGTCATTGTGGTATTGGCAGGGCTCTTGATCGGAGCCTTCTACGCCTATGGCCAACAGCAATTCGGCCTGGGCGAAAAGGCCGAGCGCACCGCCTGGCTGACCCGAGAAAACGCCACTCTGACCAAGGCCAACGCCCGCATCAAGGAACTGGAGGACCAAGCCCGCGCAAAAGAGCGCGAACACGCCCAGGACATGGCCGACGCATCGGCCCAATACCAAAAGGACTTGAAGCATGAGAAAGCTGCAAAAGACCGCGTTATTGCTGATCTGCGCCGTGGCGACCTACGGCTGCAAATCCCCGTTACCTGCCCCGATGCAGCCGGTGGAAGTGCCACCGGCGCAACTGGCACCAGCACCGGCGGACGTGATGGTGAAACGCGAGCCGAACTTTCTGTCGAGGCTTCTGAGTTTCTTGTCGGACTCGCCAGTGAAGCCGACGAAGTCGTCCGACAACTGACTGCCTGCCAGGTAGTCGTCAATGCAGATCGAAAACACCAAGGGGAGCAGTAATGGCAGACGAACACAAGGGCGCCGACACCGCCCAGATTATGCACAGCATCGGTCAGCTCACCGGTGCGGTCAATGCGCTCCAGCAGGGGCTTACGGCACGAATTGAAGATATCCGGCATGACATTCGCCGGATTGAAGTCGCGCAGACGGAACGCCTCAACCACGTTGAGTCGAACCTGACCACTCAAATCCAACAGGTACGGGATGATGTGAACAAGCGCATCGACGGCCTGGGCACCCGTGTCACCAACTTGGAAGCCGAGGACAAGCGCCTGATCGAAAAAACAGCGAAGCTCAGTGCCGTGGGCGGCGGTGTGGGTGGTGCCTTGGCGGCGGCTGCCGTTGAACTCATTAAGCACCTCTGACCATGGCCCATTCCCAAGAAACCCGCGATAAGGTGCGGCAGCTTTACATTGAGGGGATGCCGCTCAATGGAGCCGCCGTGACTTGCGGCGTGAGCTACGACACGGCCCGGGATTGGAAGGCCAAGGCTCAGGCCAAGGGCGACGACTGGGACACGGCACGGGCTGCCTATCGCATCAGCGATCAGGGCATGGATGATCTCAACAAGCAACTGGTGGAAGACTTCGCCCGCCAGGTCATTACGACGACGCGGGAACTGGAAGAGGCCAAGATTCCGGCTGCGGACAAGGCGACGTTGCTGGCCCAGTTGGCCGATGCCTATGCCAAGTTCAGCAAGGCATTCTCCCGCGTTAATCCTTCTTTCTCCGGTCTGTCGGTGGCCCTGGATACGCTCAAGACCCTGGCCGACCACCTCAAGAAGACCGACCCTGCTGCGCTTCGCGCGCTGCATCCGCATCTGGAAGAAGTAGGGGCCATCCTGGGCAAGCGGTATGGCTGAGTTCGACTGGGGCGACCCTTATGAAGACCTAGAAGAGGTCAAAAACCTCGGCGACTTCCAGAAGAAGATGGAGGCGATGGGCGAAGAGCTACGCCAGACCATCGAACTGGAGTGCGAAGCCTTTCCGGTCGATCCAGTCGCCAGCAAGGCCCGGCGGGAACGGGCCGTGGTGGATTATCAATTCTTTTGCCAGACCTATTTTCCGCACTATGTGCCGACGCCGCATTTCTCTCTGTTCCAGCAGTTCATCTTCCATCGTTTCCCCCAGACCATCGACGGCCCTACGGATGGCCGGGAAGTGCATGAGGCGCCACGTGGCGAGGCCAAATCTACCTACGAAACCCAGCTAGGCAGCCTGTGGTGCATCTGCCGTGCTGACTACCTGGCAGAGTTGGTGCCGACGGCTTCAAAGAAGGCGCGCAAGCACCTGATCGGCATCATCATGAACACGCTGGAACAGTCGGCGGAAATGCTGGAGGCGATCAAGGCCGAATTGGACAGCAATCCCCGCCTTGCCGCCGACTTTCCCAAGGCAGTCGGACAGGGGCGCATCTGGCAGGCCACCACGATTCTTACCGCCAACAATATCAAGATTCGTGTGGGCGGTACGGGTAAGAAGATGCGCGGCATGAAGCATGGTCCGCATCGCCCTGACTTGATCTTCCTGGATGATCTGGAAAACGACGATAACGTACGTGACAAGGATCAGCGCGACAAGGTAGAGGCGTTCGTCACCAAGGCCATCGTCGGCTTGGCCGGCCCGGCGGGCGGCATGGACATCTTCTGGCCCGGCACCAGCCTGCACTACGACGCCGCGATCAACCGCGTGTCCCGCAAGCCGGGCTGGCGGCGTCGGGTGTTCAAGTCGATCATGACTTGGCCCGACCGCATGGACCTATGGGACAAGTGGGAAGGCATCTATACCTCGGCATCCACCAGCGACGATGACGACGCCAAGGAAGTGGCCGAAGCTGAGGCGCTGGCCTTCTACCAGGCGAACCGGGGCGTGATGGAAGCCGGTGCTGTGGTGTCCTGGCCGGAGGTTCGACCGCTTTACCGCTTGATGTGCATGCGGGCCAGTGACCACGATGCCTTCAACCAGGAACAGCAGAACGAAGCGGGCAACGATGACACGGCCCCGTTCAAGACCGTGCAATTCTGGGTGGATCGGCGCAACGACTGGCTCTTCTTCGGTTCCATCGACCCATCACTGGGGAAGAAGAACAAGAAGCGCGATCCCTCGGCAATTCTGGTCGGTGGCCTGAACCGCAACACGATGGTGCTGGACGTGGTGGAGGCGGACATCGCTCGACGGGTTCCCGACCTCATCATCAGCCGCGCCATCGACCTACAGGCTGAATACCAGTGCCTGGCTTGGGGCGTAGAGACCGTTCAGTTTCAGGAGTTCATGTACACAGAACTGCTCAAGCGGGCGGCGCTTGCAGGTATCGCTTTCCCTGGTATTCCGATGCCCGAGGATGTCGAGAAGGAACTGCGCATCATCAGTCTGCAACCGCATGTGGGTAACGGGAAGATCAGGCTGCACCGCTCACAGACGGTGATGGTCGAACAGTTGAAGTTCTGGCCCGAGGCAGACCATGACGACGGCCCGGATGCCCTGGAAAAGCTCTGGAAGCTGGCCACCCAGTTTTCGGGCGAATGGATTTACACCTCAGCGGCGGCCTCCCGGCGCGACCGCCGAAGCACTAGCCGCGTCAGCGGCAATTCTTCTGACGATTGGGACGACGATGATTAAGGACAAAATCAATGCGGCTAAAGCCGCACTCACCGCTGTAGCCCGAAAGGGACTGACTGCCTTGCAGGCCGGGCCACGGTCCGCGCAATCGACGGCCCTCAACTATGCCTCGGTGAATACCCTTGAACCCTCCCGGCTGGCGGCTGCCTTTACCGCTGCCGACCAGGGCTTTATTACAGAGCAGGCGAGCCTGTTTGAATTGATTGAAGAGCAAGACACACACATCTTTTCCGAACTTTCCAAGCGCCGCCGGGCGGTTACCGGCCTGGGCTGGAAGCTGACGCCACTGGATGATGCCAACCAGTCAGAAATCGACCGCACCGAGGAACTGGAAGACATCCTGCGCAAGATTCCGCGCTTTGAAGACTCCCAATATGACGTAACAGATGCCATCGGCAAGGGCCTGTCTGCCCAGGAAATCGAATGGCAGACCGGCAGCACCTGGTATCCGAAGGCATTGAACTGGGTTCCTCAGCGCGAGTTCCGAGTAGATCGGACGACGGGCGCCCTGCAATACCTTAAGTTCGGCATGCCCGAACCGCTACAGGAGTGGAAATGGGTGGTTCATGAACATCGGGCGAAGTCGGGCTATATCGAGCAGGCGGCGCTCTTCCGCGTATTGGCCTGGACTTATCCCTACAAGGCGTACAACACCCGCGACATGCAGCGTTTCTTGGAGATGTACGGCCTGCCGCTGCGGCTGGGCAAGTATCCGGCAGGCATCGGCGACAAGCAGCGCGACCAACTGCTGAAAGCGGTGCGCAACATCGGCAACGATGGCGCGGGCGTGGTTCCGAGCAACATGACCATCGACTTTATCCAGGCGATGAAGGCCGGAACGGTCGATGACTTCCTCAATGCGATTTCCTACTGGGAGCGCAAGCAGTCCCTGGCGATCCTGGGCGGAACGCTGACTAGCCAAGCCGATGGCAAGACCAGCACCAACGCCCTAGGCCTGATTCATGACAAGGTGCGGCGCGAAATCATGCTGCACGATGTCCGCCAGATCGAACCGACCATAAATGGCCAGATAGTGCGCCCGGTGGTCCTCATCAATGGCATGTTCCCCGAAGATCGGGTGCCGACCTTCGGCTACCTGACCGAGGAAACGCCCGACCAGGCCAAGCTGGTGGACGTGCTGGACAAGGCCGCCGGGATGGGGATGGAGATCGACGTGGAGTACGCCCATAAGGTCATGCAGATTCCCAGAGCCGACAAGAAGGCCAAGCTGCTGGTTTCGTCTGGTAAAGCTCCGGCTATCCCACCCCATGATGCGGCGCTTTCCCGGTTAGCCGCCCTGGCCAACGCCAAGACCGGGGAGTCGGACATTACCGGTCCCTACGCCGCCCAGTTAGCCGCCCTGTGTGCCCCCTATGAGCAAGCCCTCATCCAGCAGATCACCGCCATTGTCGCTGAGGCAGGCGATTACGACGCGGCCCTGGCCAAGATCGAAGCCTTGACAGCGGAAAACCCGAAATGGGCGGAAGCCATGGCGCTGGGAATGGCAGCGGCGAACCTGGCCGGGCGGGCGGAAGTCTGAGGCTGGCCATGGGTAAGAAGAGCAGCCCCGGCGATCTGGTGGATCATATGCTTGCGTTAGCCAAGCATCTGTTTGAGGGCGGTGAGGTTGATGGGCAATGGATAAAAGAGCATTGCCACGTCTCCAGGCCAACAGCCTATCGGTACATGATCCGATTGGAGAGAGGTCTTCCATGTATGGCAGAAGACCGTCCGACTGGAACGGCTACTGGAGGTTTCGGGAGGACTCGGCGGGTACTGCGGCTTATGAAAACTGCTAAAAAGGACTGTCATGCCAGCTTCTCCTGAACAACTTCCCTTCTCCGAAGCTATCAACTTCTTCAAGCAGAAAACCCGTCTGCCTTCCTCGGGCTGGACGGACCTCTGGCAAGAGCAGCATAGCCACGGCTTTGTAGTGGCTGGTGCCGCTCATGATGGCCTGGTGGAAGACCTCTACAACGCCATCCTCCAGGCGAAGGAAAAAGGCACCGGCTACCCGGCCTTCCGCAAGCAGTTCGATGAGATCGTGGCCAAACACGGCTGGGCGCATAACGGAACGCCTGGCTGGCGCAGCAAGGTCATCTACGACACGAACATCACTCAGGCCTATAACGCAGGCCGCTACAAGCAGATGATGGCCGTCAAGCACCTGCGGCCCTACTGGCGCTATCGGCACACCAGCATTGAGCATCCGCGCCTAGAACACAAGGCATGGAACGGGCTGATCCTTCCTGCCGATGATGCCTGGTGGGACACCCACATGCCGCAGAACGGCTGGGGGTGCAAGTGCCAGGTGGATTCACTCTCCCGCCTGGAGGCCCGCCGCGAATGGGAGAAAAACGGCAAGACCGGCCCCGACGAAGCGCCGCCTATCGAATGGGAAGAGCGCGTGGTGGGCAAGAATGGCAGCGCCCCGCGCACGGTGCGAACTCCGAAGGGCATTGACCCCGGCTTTGCCTATAACCCTGGCAAGGCATGGCTGGAGCCGCAGACCGTGCCGCCCCTTCAAGGCTACGATGCGGTGCTGAAAGAGCGGGGAACACCCTGGCCGAGCGGCTTCACCCCGCCGCCGGTGCCCAAGCCCACTGTGGTGCCTAAAAGCGTGCTGCTGCCCGCCCATACAGCCCCGGAAGTGGCCGTGACGGACTTCCTGGATGTCTTCGGGGCCACCATGGAGGAAGGTGCTGCCTTCACCGACGCCGCAGGCAGTACGCTGGCCATCACTAAGGCGCTTTTCCAGGACGGGAAGGGGGAATTCAAGTGGCTGTCTGCACCGGGAAAAGCCCGTCGCTTGGAGTCAATCAACCTGCTGGCCATGACGCTGATCGAACCGGACGAAATCTGGTGGGGCTGGGTTCCCGACCATCAAGACAAAGGCCGCTGGCGTTTGAAGCGCCGCTACTTGCGGGCCTTTCAGATTGAAGGAACCGACGAATACGGTTTTGCGGTGTTCGAGTGGGGGAAAACCGGCTGGACAGGCTCTACCACTTTCATGGGAACCCAGAAGACGCCCGAAGAGCGGGCCGCCTACTTCGACAAGCAGCGCGTAGGCCGTTTGGTGTTTCAGAAATGAAAACGCGGCCCATGCATGGCCGCGTCGGTGGCTCGGATTTGAGGGTTATGCACAACCACTGCTTCCTCACCACGGACTGAGTATATGCAATTCACCATCGAATTCCAAGCCGACCACCTTGACCGCGCCTTGGAGGCCGTCCGCCTCGAAATCGCCACGCCTCAGGAAATGCTGGGGAGCATCGGTGAGTCTCTATTGCGGGTGAATCAGGAACGCCATGCCCAAGGTCTGGCCCCTGATGGGTCGAAGTGGAAGGAACTGTCTCCCCTGACACTCCAGAACAAGCGAAAGCCCCAGATGCTGTTCGACCACGGCGACCTACTGCGCTTCCACTACCAGGTGGAGGGCGATGCTTTACGCCTGGGGACAAACGACTGGAAGGCAATATTCCACCACCTAGGCACGAAGCCTTACACCATCACGGCGAAGAAGGCCAAAGCGCTCAAGTTCGGGGGGATGTACCGTAAGCGGGTAAATCACCCCGGCTTGCCGGCTCGCCAGTTGGTCGGCTTCCCTGCCTCCGACCAGCAGTTGGTGGCCGATGTGATCGAAGACCACCTGACGTCGGTATTAAATCGTGTTCGGTGATCGAATAAACGGGATTCAAATCGGGGGAATTATCCAAACGCCCCGCCTAATTTCCCGCAATTTCCACCATAATTTCCCGTACTTTGTTGCCGGAGCCGTCCGGAAATCAGGATTTCACCCCGTCGCCCGGTTTCCGCGTAACCACGGGGCCGCCCGCCCGTTTTCGACCCTCGCCCGGTGTCCTATTTCTCCCCCCTCCCTACTCCGGGGCTGACCGGTCGGGCCGCGCTTGGTTTTTGTCAGGCCGAGGTTACTGCCACAGCAGTCGGGCCGAAGTGGTCCAACAGGTCCTGGCGGGTGAGCATGAAAATCTTGGCTTCGCCGCTGGGAGCATCCACCCAGGTGAAGGGCACGTGGGGCCAAGCGTCTTCCACCAGGTTGGCGTTGTGGCCCACTTCCACCAGCAGCAGACCGTCGTCGGTCAGGTGGTCGGCAGCGCCGGCCAGGATGCGGCGTACCACGTCGAGGCCGTCGGCGCCGGACACTAGCGAAATGGGAGGCTCGTGGCGGTATTCGTCGGGAATCACGGTCATGGCCTCTTCCGTCACGTAGGGCGGATTGGAGATGATCAGGTCGTAGATACGTTTGCCGTGTTCATCCTCTAGGGCGGCGAACACGTCGGACTCGATCAGCTCGATCTGGGTTTCCAGGTCGTAGTCGGAGACGTTGCGCTCGGCCACTGCCAGGGCATCGGGGGACAGGTCCACCGCGTCGATGGCGGCATTGGGGAAGGTGTTGGCCATCAGGATAGCCAGGCAGCCGGAACCGGTACACAGGTCCAGGGCGGCACTGACGGTGGTGGGATCTTCCACCCAGGGTGCCAGACCGTCCTGCAGCAGTTCGGCAAAGTAGGAACGGGGCACGATGACCCGCTCGTCCACGTAGAACTTGTACTCGCCGAGCCAGGCTTCGTTGATCAGGTAGGCGGCGGGCAAGCGCTTTTCGATGCGGGACTGGAGTAGGGTCAGCACGGTCTTGCGCTCGGCGGTGGTGAGCCGGGCGTCGAGGAAGGGTTCCAGCCGGTCCAGAGGCAGGTGCAGGGCGTGGAGCACCAGCCATACGGCCTCGTCCCAAGCGTTGTCGCAACCATGGCCGTAGAACAGGCCGGCCTTTTCAAAGTGGCTGACGGCCCAGCGCAGCCAGTCGCGGACAGTGATCAGTTCGTCGGTGATGTGGCTGCTCATTTGGTTTCCTCCAGCAGTCCTGTCAGCATGCCTTCGTAGGACCGGGCCAGGGGCTCCAGGTCGGCGACGGCGATGCATTCGTTAAGTTTGTGGATGGTGGCGTTGAGGGGGCCGAATTCGGCCACCTGGGGGCAGATGTCGGCAATGAAGCGACCGTCGGAGGTGCCGCCGGTGGTGGAGATTTCCGGTGTCACGGGGTTGCCTGCTTGGCCGCTGGCGGCTTGAATGGCTTCGGTCATGACGCTGACCAGCTTGCCCTTGGGGGTGAGGAAGGGCTTGCCGCCCAAGGTCCAGGCGATGTCGTATTCGAGGCCGTGCTTGTCGAGAATGGCGTGGATGCGGGCCTGCAAACCCTCCGCTGTGCTGGCGGTGGAAAAACGCAGGTTGAACAGCACTTCCACGGTACCTGGCACCACGTTGGTGGCGCCGGTGCCGGCGTGGATGTTGGAAATCTGGAAGCTGGTGGGGGGGAAGTATTCGTTGCCTTC